GGGCCGTAAGGCCAAAGTGGGATACGCCACTATAAAACGTATCATTATCTCGTCACTTATTATGGCGAGGTTCCGTCCCGACCGATTTGGTCGTGGACAAAGATCGTCTTTGATCGCATTCTTTGCGAAGATAAGACAACACTGGCTTGATAAACCAGATGATTTGTTGCAGAAGATGAAGTCTGCCGCAAACCTGTCGAGGCGAGAGCTGTTGATGGGCGTATTTACCAAATGGTCGGACCTAAAATGGATCCTACCGGGGTTCTTGCGCAAGCAACGGCACTCTCCCCACATCCTAAGAGCGTTCGGCTACATTGGCCGCGCGCTACCTCCGTTAGTGGACACGATGCCTAGCCTTCGTAGCTGGGTCCAGTGTGTCACTATGCCAGAAGTGGCAGAGGTGGATGAGGGGTTCGACAAAATCATGTGCAAGGTAGCCGAAGATGTGGCTACGCGAGTACCTCCTAAAGAGACTAAGAGACTAAAGGATATGTTTCCGGTAGTCTCCGTCTCTGCCTGCGTGGAATACACGCGAGCACAAGGTGGACATGCCAGGTGGTTGTCTGAGAATCGATTTTTGAAACTCAAACGCCAGCCACCCCTTGCACTCTCACTACTCGATTCCGTATTATTCCGGAACGAGAAGAAACTGCATATGCAGTACCTTTACCATTACTTAAGTATTAGTATGGAAAAGGAGAGGAACCTCGGCGGGTACATTTTGCCCTCCGTGCTCTTCATTCCTACCCGCGGCGCGAAAGTTCGCGTCGTGACTAAGCACCATTCGGTCGATATCGAGCGAGAGAATTTGGTACGGGAAAGATTTCTCCCCCATATTCTCAATCATCGCAATTTTTGCAATGACGCTCGAGATTTAGACCTTGGTCCTTGTCGAAAGAATAGGAAGATCTATTCCTTTGACTTCAAGAGTGCAACAGATTTGTTGTCCCGAAGATTAGGCAATAAAGCCTACATAGCTCTCGTCGGCGAGAATGCCGGCGTCAGCTATCTGGAAGGAGGTGAGTTCACTTCTCTCCCAGATGGTTCAACTGTGAGGACGTCACGAGGACTCCCTATGGGAAAACCGATGAGTTGGACGTTGTTCAACATCATTCACATCGCAATATTTAAGTTTGCGAAAGTGAAACGGATGCGTTACCGAATTAATGGTGACGACTCCGTGGCTTACCTCACAGAAGAGGAAGCAGCAGCGTTCGTGGACATTTCCACGCGTCTCGTGGGGTTAAGTATTAACGACCTCAAGACGTTCGTCGCTGACTCCGCCGCGATTTATTGCGAAAAGGAGTACCGGAAAGTTCCGGATTCGGGTAATAGGATGATTATTCGTCCGTTACCCTTCACCTCTTTGGGTTTTCTTTGCCCATTAGGTGAGAGGCAAAAGAAGGAAGTACCACCATATGATGGTTACCTCGCTCCCTTTCCTCTTCCGACCAGATGGAATTTATTCCGGTTCAATTTTAAGAACCTGATCGGTATTGCCAAAAAGGCAAGTGTGGATATCTTTATCCCACCTGCTCTAGGCGGCCTAGGAATGCAGAGTTTGCTATCCGAGGACCTGTTGGATGCTGTTGTGCCATCTAAGTATGCCGTTATGGCAACTTATTTGCACAATCACCACCAACTCCGCCCCATTTATGATGAGGGTAACGCTTTGGATGAGTTCATCTCAAATCGTCTAGCGAATTGGCGAAAGAAGATACGCTGGTTCACTATTGGGAATACTCCCTTGGAGCTTATGGCTCTTGACGAATACAAAGTCATCGAAGACTATGTAATTCGTCTCTACACTATCTTGGCCCTCCAGGCTGGTCTTTCCATTTCTAGGAAGAAACAGCCTAAGGAGCTTAAGCCCGGGGAAGAGAAGACTGAAAAGAATTCTGCTTCCAACGCCGAGCACAAGATCGTGTCAGTACTTAAGAGGCGGGAAAAGATCCTGCTAAAGAAGTCGGTTAACGTAAAGCCGTTAACATGGACATATTCAAGCATATATTTTGCTCTGAAAATGTCCCGTCCAGTATTATCGGACGTTATGAGTTTCGCGCCTGGCCTCGCCATCCAAAGGTTGGAGGTAGAGAGGGCACGTCAACTCAAATGGGCTGTGCGGTCAGATATTGACCGCAGAACCCAGTTTGGCTAAACACTTTTCAGGGCCTAGCCAGC